CCTGGTGCTAAGTCGGCGCTGATACTCCAATAAATCGCCCCTTGCGCCAATGCGGCCAAGTACGTAAACTTCTCCTGGAGACATTCATGGCTCGCAGGCGCAGCGTTTACGAGCAGTATGGCGAGGTTCCGTTGACGGACTTAACAGCAGAGCGCATAGAATTCATGCAGAAGTGTTTGGCCCTCCGAATTGAGGGCCTAAACTATAATCAGATGGCGGCCAAGTTGGGCTGCGAATACACGACCTGCAGGAAGGCCGTGAAAGAAGCTCTGGCCCAGTCTGTGACCGAGCTGGCTGACGAGGTTCGCGCCATTGAGATGCAGCGTCTAGACGAGATGCTCATGGCCCATTGGCCCGAGCGGGGCGAACCTCGGCACGCTGATGTGATTATGAAGCTCATGGACCGCCGTTCCAAGTACCTCGGATTGGACGTTCCCCAGACCGACCTTATGGACGCCGCCCAGGCATTGCGGGAGTTCATTGCTGGCGCGGCCCGGAGCACTGGCGCCGAGATTGAGCCTGCCTCCCCCAGTTCGGATGATGAGTGATGCGAAACGATGAGTGGACTGCCGCCTAGATGGACCGAGCTGCGCCGGATAGAGGAGCAGCTCAAGTACGTCAACAGTCCTCACCGCTTCAATGTTGTCCCGGCTGGTCGCCGCTCCGGTAAGACGGAGCTAGCGAAGCGGAAGCTGGTGACACGGGCGCTGCTCCCCCAGGGGTACAAGGGAGCTAGTCAGTTCCCGAACCCCTTCTACTTCTGTGCCGCCCCCACTCGGGACCAGGCGAAGCGCATCTACTGGAACGATATGAAGCTTCTGGTGCCGAAGCGATTGATCAAGAAGGGTGGGATCAGCGAGACGGAGTTGAGCATTGTGACCGTTCTCGGATCGACGATCTGCGTTGTCGGGATGGACAAGCCGGAGCGCATTGAGGGTAGCCCGTGGGACGGGGGAATCCTGGACGAGTATGGGAACATGAAGGCGCAGGCGTGGGGAGCGAACGTCCGCCCTGCCCTGGCCGACCGGCAGGGGTGGTGCGACCTGATCGGTGTGCCGGAGGGACGGAACCACTACTACGACATGGCGGAGTTCGCGAAGGGGCAGATGGCGGAGCAAGGCGCCGCGAGCGAGTGGGGGCACTTCCACTGGACCAGCTCGCTGGTGCTGCCTACCAGTGAGATCGAAGCTGCGAAGCGCGACCTGGACGAGCTTACGTTTCAGCAGGAGTACGAGGGAAGCTTTATCAACTTCCTTGGTCGGGCGTACTATGCCTATAGTGATGCGAACAAGCACGTATTGTCCTACGACATGCAGGCTCCGCTGGGCTTCTGTTTTGACTTTAATGTGGACCCAGGGATCGCGGGCGTCGTGCAGGAGGGCAAGTTGCCGAACGGAATGCAGGGGACGAAGGTGCTCGGAGAAGTTTACATCCCACAAAATTCGAATACTGTGCTAGTATGTAAGAAGCTCATTGAAGACTGGGGCGACCATAAGGGCGACGTATGCGTCTATGGGGATGCAACTGGCGGACAAAGGCGTACATCCTCGACTGCTGGGAGCGACTGGGACATTGTGAGAGAAGTCCTGGGTGCCCATTTTGGAGCCCGCCTGAAGTTCCGAGTGCCGAGGACCAACCCGCAGGAGCGGGCGAGGGTGAATGTGGTGAACACCCGAATCAAGAATGCAGCGGGGGAGATGAGGTTGTTCGTTGACGTTGCTCGCGCACCTATGGTTAGCCGTGACTTTGACGGCGTTAGGATGGTCGATGGTGGTAGCGGCGAAATCGACAAACATGTCGATCGACGACTCACTCACCTCAGTGATGCGATCGGGTACTATCTGTACTACAATTTCAGCGGTGGTGGGGCCATGACAATTTCCAAGGTATACCAGGGGTGATGCGATGCCTGTGAATTCTACCCATCCCGAGTACAAGAAATATGTCGGCCAGTGGACGATGTGCCGCGACGCCGTGGCTGGCGAGCCGGCGATCAAATCTGCCGGCTCCGCCTACCTTCCCATGCTGACGGGCCATATCAAGACCGGTATGGACGGACTGAACGCTTACGCCGCGTACAAGGATCGCGCGCTCTGGTTCGGCGCCACTGACAGGACGCTGACTGGGTATGTTGGCGCGATCATGCGGAAGGATCCGACGGTTGTGGTGCCGAAGAAAATTGAATCACGACTGGAAGATATCACGGATGCAGGGCAGACTGTGGAGCAGTTTATCCACACTCTGTGTCGTGAGCTGCTCACCACGGGGCGGTTCGGCTTGCTGGTGGACAAGGATGCCGGCGATCCCAATGAGCTGGCCTTCATCAAACTCTACTACCCTGAGAATATTCTGAACTGGCGGGTAGAGGATGACGTCCTGACACTGGTGACCTTACAAGAACATGTCATGGTGTCCTCCCCGCACGACGAGTACGAGATGCAGGAGGTCCAGCAAGTCCGAGAACTGCGGCTTGAGGATGGGGTGTATGTCTCCAGGCTGCACCGGCTGCAAGGTGAGTCGTGGGTACAGGTCAGTGAGGAAGTACCTACTTTTCGCAATACGCCGCTTGACCACATTCCGTTCACTTTTGTGAGTGCAGATGAAGATTCGATCAGTTGTTCCAAGCCGCCAATCTATGATCTCGCCTCCTGCAACATCAATCACTACCAACTTGACGCCGATTATCGGCACGGTCTCCATTTTACAGCCCTCCCCACCCCCGTCTTTACAGGAGTTGACGAGGATCGCGCGTATTTTCTTGGATCAGAAGGAGCTATCAACCTTCGAAACGAGAATTCGCGGGCTTTCTTCCTAGAATTTCAGGGTTTGGGTCTTTCCGCCATCAAAGAAGCGATGCAGGAGCGCAAAGATCAGATGGCGTCGCTCGGAGCACAGCTTTTGTCGCGAAAAACGGGCGGACGGACGGTGGAAACGGCCGAAGCGGCGCGAATTCAGCACGCTGGTGAAACCAGTCTGCTGTCCACGGTCGTTGGGCGTGTTGAAGAAGGACTGGAATGTGCCCTGGAGGATGTTGCTCGTTGGGAAGGGGTGGCAATCACAGAAGAAAGCGAAGTGATTGAAGTCACTATTAACCGCGACTTCATCGACGCCAACCTGGACGCGCAGGAAATCAACGCGCTGGTAAAGAGTTGGCAGGATGGCGGAATTTCTCCCGAGGTCCTGTTCTGGAACCTCCAAAAAGGTGGGGTCATTGACCCCAAGAAAACCTATGAGGAGTATCTTGCGGAACTTGACGCTGAAAAGACCCGCCGGTTAAAGCAGGCGACTGCTCTTGCAGCCGCCAACGCCCCCGGCGGGCCTTTGGCCCCCGGCCAGGATGGGGGTTCGACCATGCCTGGACAGGCAGGGAGTGGCCCCGACGCCGCTGGGGGTGGTAGCGGTGCCCCCGGCAAGCCCAAGGGCCTCGAAAAGGGCGCTAATACCGAGGAGTAGGGCCATGTCCGTAGAATCGAAATCCGTTACCACCGAAAACTACCTATTAACACTGGCCAGTCGATTGAGTAACGTCAAGGCAGTTGTCGTTTTGGTGGCGGAAGCGGATGGACGATTCACGAATCACCAAGCGAATCTTGGCGATGTTCCTTGGGCTAACATCGCTGGCAACCTTGCTGCGATTGAGCACGACATTCTCAATAACAAGCTCCGCTGGGAGCCCGTCCAGGTGGACGGCTCGGAAATACCAGAGGAGTAGTCTCAACCAACGTCCGCGGAGCGGACAAATCTAAACTCGGCAGCGGTGCTGCCCAAGGAGAAAACAATGGCACTTAAACCTGTTCTGGAATCCCTGGAAGGCGTTCCGGAAATCCTTCACGAGCACTACACCCTTGTGGACGGAAAGTACGTCCTGGATGTCCCGGTGGATGAGCACCCCGCGACAAAGGGTATGAAGAACGCGCTGAATAATGTTCGGGAAGAGCATCGGCGGGTGAAGGAAGAAATTTCCAAGTTCAAGGGTGTCGACCCGACCAAATACAACGAGATGCTGGCGCACGAGCAGCAGATTCAGGAAGGCAAGCTGATTGCCGAGGGCAAGGTGGAAGAACTTCTTGCCCTGCGGACCCAGGCTCTGCGCGACAGCCTCACCAAGGAAACGGCCACCTACAAGTCCAAGGCGGATCTGCTCCAGGCGCAGCTCGACAAGTTGGTCATCGACAACGCCGTCCAGTCGGCGGCCGCGAAGCATGGAGTGAAGAAGGGTGCAGTTGAGGATGTTCTCTTCCGCGCCCGCACGGTCTTCAAGGCGCACGAAGGGCAGGCCATCGCCTACCAGGGCGAAAATCCTATGTACGGCAAGGATGGTGTGACGCTTCTGGGCATCGACGAGTGGATTCAGTCGCTGCCTGCGGTCGCCCCCCACTTGTTCGAGGAATCCCGCGGAACCAGTGCCCCCGGTGGAGGTGCCCCCAAGCCCGTCGCTGGCCCCGGAACCATCACGCGGCAAGATCCGAACGCCATTCTGCAGAACTTGGAAGCCATTGCCAAGGGCAAGGTCAAAGTCCTGTAAAAAGCACTTGCACGCCCGCTTTATCGCACTATACTTCCCCTAAAGCAGAGCTTCCGGTGGGGGCTCACCACTCAGTTTTGGTGGATCCAAGCTAGTGGGAAGTCAACTAACCCCCTCAACAGCAACCCCTCACCAGGAGAAGCCGCAATGCCTATCAGTAACTCTCTCGCCAGCATCATCCCTGTGATTTTCGCACAGGGACTGACGGCGCTTCGTGGGAAGTGCGTGATGCCGTCTCTGTGCAACGTCTCGTACGCCCCGCTGGCGGCCGAGAAGGGCCAGATCATCACCATCCCGATCCCGTCTGCCATCACCACGGCCGATGTCGCTCCCGCCGCTTACGCGCCGGACACTGGTAACCTCGCGCCGACCGTTGCGCAGATCACCCTCAACAACTGGCGCGAGGCTGCGTTCACCCTGACCGAGAACGAAATCTCTCAGGCTGCGAACGGCTACCCTGCGAAGCAGGCGACCGCCGCCATCAGTGCGCTGGCTGACTATGTCAACAGCACTATCTTTGCCAAGTACAAGAAGTTCTATGCTGCCGTCGGTTCCGCTGGTTCGGCCCCCTTTGCCTCCACCGTGAACGCTGCGGTTGACGCTAAGGAACTGCTCACCACCATGAAGGCCCCCAGTAATGACCGGCGCATGGTGTTGGACACCACTGCGATGGGCAACGCGCTCAAGCTCGGTGCCTTTGCCTACATCCTGAACAGCAACGACCCTGGTGTCATGAAGGAAGGTGAAATCGGCCGTAAGTACGGCTTCGATTGGTTCGAGGACCAGCAGGTTCCGTACCACACTTCCACCGCCCTGACCGCTGGTGCCTGCACCGTCAACGGTGCTCACTCCGCCGGTGTGACCACTGTGTCTATCGCCAAGGCCACGAACACCAGCCCGCTCGTTGCTGGTGACATCATCACTTTCGCCAACGACACGCAGCAGTACGTCGTGACTGCTGACGTCACCCTGGCCGTCGGTAACACCAACGTCACGATCAGCCCTGGTCTGGCCGCTGCCAAGTCTGGCTCGGAAGCCGTGACTCTAGTCGCCAGTCACCGTGTGAATCTCGCCTTCCAGGCCGACGCCTTCGGCTTCGTGAGCCGCACTCTGGCCCATGTCGCTGGCGCCGAACCGAACCCGTACAGCATGGAACTGGCCGACCCCATCTCCGGCCTCACCCTGCGTCTCCAGGTTCGGGAAGAGTTCCACCGCATCCGCTGGGCCTTCGACATGCTCTGGGGTGTGGATGTGGTTCGTCCGGAACTGGGTTGCCGAGTCCTCGGCTAGACTCAGCTACCTGAATAGTCTGGCCGGGGTGGTATCTGCTGCCCCGGCCAGTTTCACTAAAGGAGTCGCAATGAACCTGGAAACCGTCAAAATCGTGTGTTCGGAAACCAACACCGGCTACATGATTATCAACAAATCTGACTTCGACCCGGAGACCATGACGGAATTCGACGCCGAAGTGGCGGACGCCCCCAAGCCCGCTAAGAAGACCAAGAAGGCGGATGAGTAATGGCCGTCACGCTGGTAGCTGACGCGGGCAGTTCTACTGCCAATTCCTACTGCACGGATGCAGAGGCGCTCGCTTACCATCAGACACGCTTCCTCAATAGCGTGTGGGAAGAAACCGACAGGAGCGAGCGTGAGCGGGTGCTCATGTGGGCTACTCGGTTGATGGACCAGCAGAACTGGCATGGTAGTCAGAACGATCCGACGCAGGCTTTGCGCTGGCCACGAGTTGGCTGTGTGGATCGTGAAGGTAACTACCTGTCGCACACCGAAATTCCGAAGATCATCAAGGAAGCGTGCGCTGAGTGGGCGTTCTATCTCCTGACCGAAGACCGCACCTTGGATGAGGGCGGTCTGGTTGAGTTGGGTGGTAAGGTTGGGCCTATCACGAACGCGACCATGTATGCTCGGAAGGTCATGCCCTCTGGGGTTCGTGACATGCTCGCCCCATTCATCACTTCGGTCACTGGCTACGGAAGGGTGACCAGGGTATGAGCGTTGCAGCCACCATTGCCCGCGCTGGGAAGACCTGTACTTGGCGTCAGATGCCGGGAACAGGTGGCACCTACGATACGGCCACGGGCACGGTTATAGCTCCGGTTTCAACGACTACCACCATCAAGATGGTTCTGGATGGGTTTGGTAGTGTTGAATCACAGCTGCGAGCCTATGTTTTTGGGGGTAAGACCTTGCTTCAGACTGGCCAGCTTCGTGCCTTCACGGTGGCCAATCTCCGTCCAGGAGACATTGTCACCATTGATGGCGAAGATTACACGGTCGTGTACTGCAAGTCCATCTGGAAGAAAGAGAAAGTCGTCTGTAACGAAGCACTGATCCAGTTGTAGGAAATGGCGCAAAGAACTTTTTCAGCAGACCTTTCAAAATTCGGCGTAACCGTCGATAAGAGAATGACGTCACTGATTAGGCAGACTGCGCTTGGGCTTTTGGATGACTTACAGGCGACAAATCCTGTGGACACTGGGTGGTCCCGGGCAAGTTGGCAGTTGACACTAAACAAGCGTGGAACCGGAGTTTGGTCCTACAAGGGATCGTGGGTTCCAGGTCATAGTTGGAAGGGAAATAAGCCTCCCCACGGTGCAGCCATTTCTATCCCGCAACAGAAAGAACATCTGCGTGCGTTGGTATGGACCGACAAGGTCTTTCTAACTAACAATGTTCCGTATGTTACGGGTGATAGTCCTAGTGGTCAGCTTAGTATCGAAGCTCGCTATGGCTTCATTGCTGCCGCTATGGCCCGCGCTCGTGTTAGTCTTTACGCCATCGCCATGAGGCTCGCGAAATGAACTGGGCAAACATCCAACGCGCTCTTGAGACCAAGGTGAAGCAACTCAACCTTGGGCTTGAGTTTGCGTGGGAAAATGTTGCCTACAACCTGAAGCCCGGAGTACCATTCATTCGGGTGGTCCATGTGCCGGTGAACACCAGCAAGATGACCGTCGGGACTTCTGGTGTCATGGACACCGAAGGAATCATGGTGCTTGGGTTGAACTACCCCGCTGGGATTGGTAGTGGTCCGGCGCTTTCTAAGGCGGACACGATCGCTGCCGCGTTTATTCCTGGCACTTCTTTCCCCGCCGGAACGGGGGATGTCGTAGTAAAGTCCGTTACGATGGAACCGAGTGAACCTTCTTCACAGCCAGACTGGCTAG